GGGATGCTGAGTTTTCCCATTCCAGAAAGCTCCTAGTCGGATCGGGGGGTTACGAGGAAGGTGGTCGAGTTGACGACGAAGTTGGCTTCGTCTTCGTTGACGAACTTGATAGAGACAGCTCGGGCGAGCGCGGGGGTATAGAACCTGCGATCCACTGGCGTTTCGGTGTTCAGGCCCCAGGTCGTTTCTTCGCCGCCCCAGAGTTCCGTGCCACCCCATTCGCCGGAGGTATCCACGTCTGAGGCCGCCTGCCACACTTCGCCTTCCATCTCCTCGAAGTTGTCTTCGAAGTCGGTGGCTACGTAGGAGTCCCAGTTGCCGACGCCATCGACCCTGATTTCGTTGACGCGCTTGTTGACGTGCGGGTTGACCCTTCCGCCCCCGACTGCCCAGGCATACCAGGGGGCGGTCCAGAAGGCCCCGCCTTTGTAGACAGCTCCGTTGTCGGTGTAGACGCCCTCTACGAAGGCCTTGGAGACGCGGGCCGTAGTAGTCGAGTCGGCCGAGTAAAGAACCGGGGTGCCGGCAGGGTCGAGCAGGGCGAACTGGTTGACAGCGCAGTCGTGGAGCCACCACGATTTCGTTTCCAGGTCGTACTCCAACGTGTGGTCGTTGCGCGTGCCTTCGAGCGAGACCGAGAGGTAGTAGCGGCTCCCCTTCAGCGTTCCCGCGGCGAGAACCTGCGTTGTCGGGTTGGCGGCCACTTTCGCCAGATCCGGTTCGATCACTTCGGAAAAGGACTTCGCCGTAGAGCCGTCTGTCGTGCAGATGCCTTGGTCCTCAGAGAGGAAAAACAGCCCCGCCGGGGTTTGCGCGATCGAGCGATGGGAAACGCAGCCGATCTGGTTGGAGACCTGGCGATTGGCGCCCGTCACCGGGTCATAGACGCTGTAGGTCTTGCGCGGCTTGAAGACGACGAGATAGGAGCCGACGACGCCGATCCCGGTGATCGCCTGTCCATCGTTGGGCTCGAGGTCCACGTAGTTGTTCGCGTCCCAGCTGAGAGGGTCGGGGGAGGAGCCGGTGAGGCCCGAGTACAGAAGCCGCGATCCGACCGCGCACCACAACCTCGAGGAGAAGTAAGTCAGGAAGCGCCCTTCTTTGGGAACGGTGCCTGTCGTCGCCACCCAGTCGCTCGTGGAGGCTGCGGAGCCGTCCCAGCGCTGCGGGGTGTCGGTGCCGTTCATGCCGAACATCGGCCCCGATGCTCCCGAGACTTCGGCCTGCGCCCAGTACCAGAGTTTGTTGGCCGTCAGGCCGGTCTTCAGGTTGGAGGCCACGCCGCCGGTCGTCATCTTGACCAGCGAGTCCGTGGTCGCCGTCCTGACACCGAGGATCAGGCTCTTGGTCGACGTGTTGGCCGGGTGGATCGAGTGAACCAGCGTGGCTTTGGCGGGTTCTCCGGTCAGCGTCGCGCCTGAGTGCGTGACGAAGCCGGGGCGCTTCTCAATGTCTCCCGAGAGCGAGGTATGGACGTTGAGGGTGTCCCTGGCCTGGGATTCGGTCAGCAGGTAGGGGGCGCTCTGGGTGTTCCGCCCCCCGCTGTAGTCCAGGTATGAGATCGGCACCCCTCTCATCGGCTGCCGTGCAGATCGCCCCAGCTCCCTGCCACCTGGCTAGGACCGTCGAACACGTCGCTCTGCACCTCGCCCCGCATCTTCAGCAGGCCCGCTTCCCACTCGCCTTTCCAGTAGTCCCGTTCGGCCTTGTCGTTCTCTCGGGCGTAAGCCTTGTACAGCGCGTAGGCGGGCAGTAAGGCGTGGTAGAGCACTGGGACCTCTGGCGTGTCGGAGTCTTCAACCAGGTCCTCCGGCAGCCGCCAGTAGCGCAGCGAGAGTGAGTAGGTGGCGTCAGGAGCGGGGTAGAGGACTAGATCATTGCCCGAGACCGCGTAAGCGCTGGGACTGCCGGAGGTGCTTTCGAACGTGTCCAGTTCCTGCAAGCTCACCGGGGACAGCAAACCTTCGGTGCCATGGAAGTCGATCAGGCGGGCGAAGTCATCAGGGAGTTCGAGTTCTGAGACCCCCGATTCAGTCGAATAGGAGGCAGATGCTTGGGAGGTGCGGATCTCGCACTGGCGGGCCATGATCCGCTGGGCGTCGTTCAGCCAGGTCTTGGTCAGCGCTTCGTACTTGCCAGGGGCGAACTGGTATTCGAGCACCTCGTCGATCAGCTGCCTAAAGGTGCGAGGCGCAATCGTCACGCCGCCACGTCCTCCGGCACGAAGATCCTGCGCTGGTCGTAGCCCGCGTCCTTCCTGAGCGCGTGAGCAAGGCGTTCGTGGAGCTCCCCGTGCTCTTGCTCCCAGGCAGCGTCCTTCGCCTTCTTGGCTTCCTCTTCGGCTTTGTCGAGCTCGGCAGCGAAGGAGTAGCCCGGCTGGTTGCAGCGCTGGTAGACCTCGCGCATGTGGTGAACGATGCGGTGGTCAAGCTCTTGGGCGGTGAAGATCAGGTAGCCGTCGCCCTCTTCCATCTCATCGGGGAGCCAGTAGCAGACGTAGTAGCCGCCGGCCTCCGAGTAGCGCAGGCGGATGTGGGAGTCGATTTCGTTCAGGGCGCTGGCGACTCCGACAACATCGTCGTCTATCTGCACCAACTGGCCACGGCGACCAGCGGAGATTTGGGCAAGCGAAGCGGGGCGTATCTCGATTGCAATCAGTCCTTTCAGACGAAAGGGGGCCACGCCCGAAAGCGCAGCCCCCTCCTAGATCAGCCGGGTAGGTCGTCTTCGCAGTACTGGAGCACGCCATTCCGGCTCGGAGCAACATTGCCCAGGTTCGCGTACCAGCGAAAGCTCCCCTGCCAAACAGCCACGTTGGTACCCGCGGTCGTCCCCGCCTTGAGGCGAAGGATTCCACCGTCGCGGTCGAGCCAGCCCGGAGGGGCCGACTGAAACCAGCGGAACGAGTCCTTGTTCAGCCCGAACGCATACGTGCGCGGGCAGTCGTCGTCGGCGATAACCGGCTTCTCGTTGACCATGATCGCCGAGTAGCCACCGTGGATATTGACCGCCTGAGCGTCGTTGTAGCGCTTCTGGGACTGGTAGGTATCCGCCAAGCGGCGGCGAATGCCGCGCGTGGTCAGGAAGACCTCGACCTCACCCTGGCCCGTGAAGCCCACGTCATCTGTGAGCAGCTCGAACGAGGTCTCCCCAGCCACGGCAAGAGCCGAAGCGGATTCCCCGACATTCCGGACCTGGCCGTTCCAGAATTCATTCCCGGCCGTTTCCGAGTTGATTTCGTGGAGCGTGCGGTTCGTAGCGATGATGTTCCGCAGGCCGTTGGACTCATTAGACCGGTTGCCAGCGATATAGACGCCGTAGGTGGTGCCTACTTTTTTGACTTTTTCGGAAAGTTCGATGGTCTTGGTTTTGCCGCCCGTCCGTTTGAGGACCGTGACGGCTTCAATCCCTTCGCTTTTTTCTCCGGAGGACTTGACGATCACGTCAACCGGATCTCCGATTGCCACGTACTGGACTGAATCCAGTTCAATGGTTTTCGTTTCTTCCGCTGTTTTGGCGACGGTGCCGAGCAGACCATCCCCGGTGCCGTAGATCTGGCGCTGGAGATCCTTTTTCATGTCTTCCGCGCAGCCCTTGGTCTCGGCGTTGAGGATGTTGAGGAACGCGCCCTCGTTGGAGGTCGAGGCCTCAATGGCCGCATCGCTGACCTCAATCGACTGGTAGTGGTACTTAATCGGCACGATCGCGTCCTGCCAGGTCTGAACCCCAGCCGTGGGCAGGGTGCCACCGTCTCCGCGAGACCCTCGGCCTCGGTTGCGTCCGGTGTGCAGGGGGATTACAGCCCGCCTACCGGTGTGATCTATGTGGTCGGAATCGCGCTCGATCATGTCGAGCATGAACGTCTTCTTATTGAGCTGCTCCACGACCGGACCTACGTAGAGATCCTTCAGAATCGCGTCGGCAGTTGACTTCGTCTGGGTAGCCATTACTGCTCCTAGGTTTCTAGGTGGACAAGGGCTTCCTCAGTCGCGGTACTAGGCGGAATGACTTTCTTGGAGTCGCTTCAGCCCTGCGGCCTTCAGGCGCGGATCATCGAAAGAGGCAATCTTCTCGGGGGACGT